GGCGGTTTGCGCATTACGGGCAGCAGGTGCAATCAATGATCCCAACGCCCCGGCAATCAGCCCGCCGCCCCCCAACGCTAAACCGCCGGGAAACATGGACGCGGCGATATTGCCCGCTTTAGTAAACGCGCCTTTTCCTAACCCTTGGACGCGCTTAAATTGTTCGGCGCGTTTCAGGTCACGATTCAGAGCCTCTTGCGCCGCGCTGGCTTTCTGAATCTCTTTCGTGACACCGCTATAGTCACGTTTAAGCGCGCTGATATCCTTCCCAGCAAGCTTGCTCTTTTTGATTTCACTTGCCAGCGTCTGTTGTTGCTTGGTCAGCTTCTGGGTTTGTTTTTCAACGTCTTTAATGCCTTTATTGATCCCCTGCGTGGAGCGGTTCCAACTGGCATCAAGATTGCCGCCAAAGGTGATGACGGCTTTAAGGTTTTGGTTTAAGGCCACGTTTTACCGCCTCCACTTCATCAAAGAGAAAATCCTTAAACGTGCTAAACGGCATATCGAGGTAGTCACTCATCGCAAAGTGCAAGCGACGCCCCAAAAACCTTATGCCTTGGCGGATTTCACTTTCGGGCGCTTGTCTGGCGGGAGCATAAAAACATTGAATGCTTCCTCAAGTTGCAGGTAATCCGCTGCGGTTAACGCGTACACGTCCTGCTCGTTCATGCTGCACAGCAGCGCCAACATGCGCGCATCTTTTTCCCCCTCACTGCCACGGTCTTTCTCACGCGTGATACGGTCGCGTACCGTGGGCTCGCGCATCGCTACCTCGGTCAGTTGAGAACCATTGGCAAGGGTTAACGGGGTATACAAGGTGATGGTTTTTGAATTGGCTGGGTACATAATAGGCTCCAATAAAAAACGGCCCGCAGGCCGTTAATTCGTTTACATTAAGGTTTAAAGGCGGATTTTTGCGGCCAGTCCACCCAACTGATCAACACCGTTGATGCGTCGGGTAAAGCGTTCGGTATCGATCTCGATAAGCTCGCGGCCCTCTAGCGTCTGCTTGTAGTAATTGAGCGCAAGATCGACCGTCACTGACACTTCGGATAAGGATTCGCCCGAGCGAGCATCGCGTGTCACTTTGGACACAAACCCCTCAAACTCTTCAATCGTGCCGAGCGCGGTGCCGTTGCTCATGTAACCTTCATAGGCCGTAAAGCGTGGCTTTTGCCCCACCACACAGCCCAGCAATGCCAGCACGTCGGTATCAATCCCCCAGAACTTCACCTGACAGGTCAACGCCTCCATCCCATCATCCACCGGCGTCGGGGCGTCTTGGGCGCCACTACGTAAATTGGCGACCTGAATACTTAGCTCCGGCGGCGTGTATTCGTGTGCCCCTTGAATGCGCTGGCCTTTGGCAAAAAAAGACCAGGCACGCATTGTGCTTTTGTTTCCCATTAGGCGGTCATCTCCTCAACGGCATACTCATTATTGACGCGAACGCGCAGGGTAATGCGCTCGGTAGGCGACTTCGGTCCAAAATCGTAATCGATATACAGCTGACCTGCCGCCAGTGACTCGGCGGTGTTGAGCTCTTCATCAAGCCATGCAGTACCGCCGAAGATGGCTTTGAGGCCAACGAGCTGGCGCATATAGGCATTGATGGTGCCGATAATATCGTCGGCAATATCGCGATCGAGCGGTCGGTCGTTATACAACAACACCGTTTCCTGAATGCTGTCTTCGATAACATCCGCCGAGCGGCGTACCGATTCAAAACGCCACTGCGGATCGGTCGTACACAGACGGTTGCCCCAATGCTTAAACCCGTCACGGCGCACAATGGTGCTGATATTTTCCATGTTCAGCAGGTTGGCCTGACAGTTCGGCTCACCCAAAATAAACTCGTCAACCTGCTCCACGCCGAGGATGTTGTTAATATCCTGATTGGATTTACTCCACCACCAGCCCTTTTCCACGTCGATACGCGCACGCAGACCCGCTGCGCGTGCCGAATACGGCATATAGACGTTTTCGCCGTTAGCATTAGTCACCAGTACACGCGGGCGCAACAGCTCGACGCGCGCACCGTATTGCTGGCGACGCTGCACCACCTCCTGCGCGGTCGCCATCGATGCACAGTCCACATAGGCCACGCCCCGCAGTTTGTTGGCCTGCGACTCTATGCCTTTACCCACGGCATCATCTTCACTAAATCCGGTGGCAATCAGCACCCGCGGTTTATAGCCGGTGATTGACTCGCTTTGCGCCCACGCCTGCATACCGGCAAGCACGGCGGCGCGCTGTTTGGCTTCCTCCGTGACCACCGGCACGCGCACCACGATAATGAGCGCCGCACGCTGATCGTTAATATCGGTGATAGCTTGCTTAAGTGTCCCAGCAGCACCGAGTTTATTCAGTTGACTTGTTCCCACCATCGCCACTGGCGTATTGAGCGGGAAAGGCTCATCTTCGCCGCCGGTGAGAGTGACGCTAAACGGGCTAATAAGGCCCTCTGCCTCGGTAGCCGCCAGCGTGATTTTGCTGTCCGCAATCGCGGCAACCAGCGGGGCCAGTTCGCTGGCTTTTGCCGTCACGACGCCACCAGCATCACAGCCGAGCGTCAACGTCAGTACACCGGCGTTATATTCCGCTGACGAGGCCACCGCTTCGGGCGTTTCAGAATCGGGAACGGCGGCAACCGCCACCACCTTATATTGATTGCCTAAGCGCCCCGGCAGGCTTGCTGCAAATGACAACACGTTATCGAGCAACGCGGTACCGACCGTCGCGGTAGCGTTGGTACCCGCCGAGGCATCTGGGGCCGTTCCGACAAGACCGATCACGGCAGTCTGGATAGTGGTCACCGCCACCGTCCCCGACGTTAGTTCAATGGTTTCAACGCCATGAAGTTCTGACATAGTTTCTCCTGACATAAAAAAACCCGCCGGAGCGGGTTACATTTTCTGGTTGGGTTCTTTCGTGACGCTGTCGGTTTCCGTGTGCGTATGGCCGTTATAGGTCAGGCGGATACCACTCATTTTTCCTTTGCCATCCGAGATCTCTCCGGTGGCACCGATATTGCCTTTAACCGTGGTATTCGCATTAATCGTGGTTACGCCCTGCACCGTCAGCGTGTCGGTGATTTCCACCGGCCCGTCGAGCGTCCCTTTGCCGACAATCTTATAGGTGCCGCCTGCGGCAATCGTAATGGTCAGCGCATGGGCTTCGCGGTCATAACGCACTTCGGTCCCGTCACCGTAGACCGTAATATGCTCAGACTCACTGCCCTCGGGTACCGGTGCACCACCAGTGGCCCAGCCCGGAAAAACACGCCCGTTGTTCAGGTCGCCCCCTTCTGACAGGACCGTCACCGCATCCCCCACCGTGCACGGATTCACATCAGAGCGAAAGCCCCCTGAAAATCCCTGACACAGCGGTAGCCAATCGGTAACAAGCTCACCAATCGAGACACGGCACTTGGGGATTTTCCCGTGTTTAACCGCCTGAATCACACCACGCCGCACGATATTGGCAAGACGCCGCTGCAGATCACCTTCCATATCACTCATCGGTCACCTCATAGATTTTGCGATAATCGGCTACGTGCGCGGCGCCAACCTCCGGCGCCTTGCCTAGCCATACCCCTTTCACCGGTACACCGCCGCGCGCAAACGGATCTGCACCAAAGGCGGCGCCCTGCTCAAAGGTGATACGCCACACAAGATACTCATCCATACTGGGGTCGAACGCATCGGGCTCCGCGGAGACAAACACGGCACCATCGATATACGACAAACCAAACTGCTGGCCGTCAATCCACTGAGTTAAATCCGCCGCAGCGGTACGTATGTAAATATCCGGTTTGGTGATGGTGGCGCTGGCACGATCGACCACGATATACAGCGATACCGAAAGCGATACGCTCGGCTGTCCGCTGGTATTACTCTTGGGGTCCCAGCCATCCACGGAAAGGTAAACAGCGGGGGTCACCAACTGCGTGGTGTTCTCGGGATAGGTATCCGCATCCGCCACCCACGGTAGGGCTTTTAAGGTCCCGATCACGGCGTCATGATAAGCCGCCATCGATAAGGGCTCAGCCATTGCGCCTCCTATAGACTGATTTTGGCCTTCACGCGGCCTTTAATATCGGATTGGAAGTGGTGCATAAAAATCGCCATCACATCGGCAAAGGCGTTATCTTCCACGTAATCAAGCATCGGAGCATAAATGTCGATTTCAGCCTCTTTTGCTCGCCGCGTCACCGGATCACGGATAACCACGGTGCGCCGATTTTCACGCCGCGAACGCGCGACTTCGCCGTTGGCAAAGGTGTGTGCTTGCAACATCGTGCCTTTTGGGTCAAACCCCGCCTCGCCGGTAGATTTACGTCGCGCAGCAATATAGCGGCCCGTCGTCGGATCGCGGCGGTCATGATGGGGACGAATACGCCCCCGAACGCGACCTTTCAGATCTTTGACCTTGATGGCGTTTAGCCCAAACCAGAGCTTGGCCTCATCGAGCATCGCGCCGCGAGAAATGCGAAAAGAGAGCAGACGCTTACGCACCATCGCCAAACTTCGGGGCGCCAGACCGGTTTTTAAATCGGCCAACGCCTGTTTACGCAATGTCACCGCGGTACGTTTCAACGCACGCGAATAAGCATTGCGGTACTGCTTGTGCGTGGCACCGGCAGCATCGGCAATTTTCCAGAGTGCACCGGTATCGATATCCACCAGCATGTCACGACGTAACCGACTGTCTCTTGCCATCTCATCGACTCCACTGTGTGATATCTTCCACTGGCTTGCCCGGCTCCCCGACCGCTAAGGTGATACGTGTACGCCCCATTTCATCGGCGCCGATATGCGTTACCCAGTAATGTTCGGTACCGACCGTCACCGCATGACGCTTGGCCAATCCCTGAATATCCGCCGTGTACGCACTCAGTGCAGGGGCAACATCGCGGATTTCTCCGCCGCCATAAACTTCTACGGAAGCGTCTGGTTTTTCAAAGATGGCGGTAATGGGGCGACGTTCCGCCCCCACCATCAATACCACCGGCACATCTTCCGCAAAGGTACGATCCACCACCTTATCGGCACGCTGTAGCCGCTCAGTAAATCGGCTCATTAGAAGCCCAACCGCACGCGGGACTCCTCATCCCCAGCGTTGTTGGTGATCCATGCCGTTCCCGCACGCGCATGCGCTACCGCAGGATTGGCGCCATCATCAGCCTTAGCCGTTAGCAAGCCCTCCGGCGTCATATACAGCGCCGCACCGCGTGGCCACGTTTCGTCTGCCACTTTCGGCAACACAAAGACGCCGGTCATTTTCAATACGCCTTCCCCATCCACGGGGATATTTCCTAAAGCCACCCCCACCACACTGCCTACAATCACCGGTTGCCCAGATAGCACCGCCTTGCCTGTGCCGTTTGTCCAATCCATCGTGGTGCCGTCTTGATAATAATTCTTCGCCATTGTCTTACTCCCGTACTCATGAAAACGGGCGACCTCAGCCACCCGTAGAGATAAAAAAACCGCCTGACTAAGACGGTTTATTTGCTGCCGGTAGACTTGACCAGCCCACGATGATCGAGCGCTGCGACCCCCGCATCGATACGCACCTTAAAGGCCGCGCCATCAATGGTGAAGCCGTTCTGCTGTTCGATGTATGGCGCATCAACGCCATCCAGATACGCCACCTCGATGGTGTCGCGCCCCTGCGCTGCCGTCAGATAGAACTCTTTTTCGTTCTTAAGATCTAAACGTGGTTCGGCAATCACTTCGGCAAAGTTCTGGATTGGGTTATTGATACCGCTGTTAGCATCGGCCCCCGGCACGCTCGCCGATTTAATCAATTGATTAGCGCGAGACTCCAAAGCTACCGGCGTCAGCACGTAGGCGGGGCGAATGTTGAGCGCACGCTCACCGGATTTTTGCAGACGCATCGCTTTACGTGCCGTATCGAGTCCATCGATATCCATTGCCGCGCTAACTAAGTTGTTATGGTCAGCACTAAACAGAGGTTTACCATCACTGAGCTTGCTGTTAGACGTGAGCACCGCATACACCAAATCCCCCACGGTGGCGCGTGCTGCGCTACCCATCGCCGCAGGAATGCGGGTCAGCATATCCATATCATCGTTAATGATGGTTTGACGCGTCAGTGAGAACAGATCACCGTAGGTCGCCAGCGCAATTTGTTCGCCTTTATCCCCGACGGTAATGTATTTGTATTCGGCACCGTCACGCACTTTACGCAATGCCGCCAGCGAGTTGAGTCCCACACGGTTAGACACTTTAAAGTCGGTCAAGGTGCCTTTGCGGGTCCAACGGTCAAAGGTTTCTTCGGCTTCATCCCAGCCCAGCAGCGCCGCTTTATGGGCCACATCCATCAAGATATTGCCAAAGTCAGAGCTGGTATGCGTGAAGGCCATACCCACCATCGCCATCGGTGCCACCCCTGCTAGACCAATGCCACGATCGGCAAGGGATGCACGCGCCAACTCACGCAGGGTAAAACCGGCGTAGGCGTTATCGGCCTGCGCCTCACCGTAACCGGCACGCGCCATAATAGAAGCACGAACCGAATCCCCGATCAGATTACCGTTGCCTGCATAGATGTGTGCATTCTGCCCCGCCAACGGCGTGGTACCGGAAGCCAGCGCCGACAACAGTTTATTACGCGCTGCATCTGCGCTGCAGGTTTGGTCGCCAACACATTCTGCTTTTAGTGCTGCAAACGCAGGAAACGCATCAAACACGGCATTTACGGCGGTCACTCGCGCCGCATTCGCCGTTGCCATCTGCTGACCAATCGCACTGGCTAGCGCGTTAATATCTACCGTTGAACCCACGGACGCATCGATCACCGGCGCAGGTACCGGTGCAGCAGGCGGCACGGGTTGTGGTGCTTGATTAGGTGTAGTGGCTCGAGGTGTGATCAAAGCCGTAACTTGCTGAGGCATATTGTGGAACTCCTTTATTTTATTCGTATTGATTGACGCCGCAGCGTCGAGGGAAGCTTCGAGAACATCCGCAAAGCCTTTTTCTATTGCCATCGCACCATCGAGCCACGTTTCCTCTTTGAGCATGGCGGCAATCTCATCTCGGCTCAGGCCGGTTTTACGTTCGTAGGCAGATAAGAGCAGTGACTCATTACGATCGAGCCACTCGGCGTATTCACGAATTTCATCAGAATCGCCCATCACCCCGCCCCACGGCTTATGGATCATGATCCATGCATTCTCTGGCATATGAACGGTCGCACCGGGTAAGCAAACAATGACGGACGCCATTGACGCCGCAACGCCATCGACGTAAATATCGATTTTGCCGGTGAGCCGCGAGAACGAGTTAAAGATGGCAAAGCCGTCCATCACATCGCCGCCGGGACTATGAATATGCAGCTCAATCGCTGAGGCTTCGAACACGCCTGCATCACGGCAATCGTTGAGAAACGCCTGCGCGGTGATCCCCCAATAACCAATCATGTCGTAGAGATAAATCACGACGGGGTCAGTCGCTTTAGCCGCGGCCTTGATCTGGTACCAGCATTCATTTCCGCTGCTGGTTGGGTTGCTTGCCTGTGGTTTGAGTAGTGTCCCCATCGGGATCGGTAGGTTCATTCGTTTGGGCTCCTGAATCGTTCGCGGCGTCCGAGTCAAAGACCAGCCCCCGCTCACGGTTATATTCAATTTCACGTAGACGCTGACGCCTGATTTCTTGCGGCGATTGACCGCGAGCACGTATCCATTCGGATTCAGTTCCCGCGCCACCGCGCACAATGCCTTTCCACGCCTGCGCCTCTTTCACCGGGTCAATCCACGGCATTACCGGCCCCAGATAGAGCGCGTTATAGAGTGATGAGGGGTCAACATCGTGGGGGATTTTGATGCCTGATAGCTTGAGCATGTCGATCCATGCGCGGTATATCGGGCGACTGTGCTGCCCAACAAACCAGTTTTGCAGCACGTTATAACCTTCGAACCCTTCCACCAGCTCTTGACGCTGACTGGAATAGCTACCGTTATAATCACGTGAAATGCTCGAGTAGCTGCCACGCGTACCACCGGCCACCGCGCGCAGCTGGCTGTTGCGGAATTCATACAGATGAACGTTCGGGCGATTGGACTCCACCATACCCAAATCTTCACCGGGTTTAAGTCCGTCAAAAATCATGCCCGGCGCAATATCAAACATCTGATACTTGTTTTCAGGATCTTCATAATCATCAGCTTGAAAGGTCGCCGCATCCCCTCGCTTGATATAGAACCCCAGCGCTGCCGCAATACGTGCCGCAACACGCTCGGACTCTTCATAATCTTTGATATCGCTTAGACGTGTAATGACGCCGTGTAGCAGACTCACACCACGGATCTGATGCAGACGCTTGCGCATCGCAAGATGAAGCATGTTCTCTGCCGGTACCCGCTTGGTCTGGGTTGCCATACGCAGCGTATTGCCGGGGTGAAACTTATACACGTTGTAGGCAATGGGACGCCCCCACGTATTAATCTCTACCCCTTGGCGAACCTGCGTACCCTCCACGCTGTTAAGCGACATCGGCACATAGTCGGCCTCGAGCATTTCAATCGACAACTGCACCTGCGTCGCATGTTTCAAGCCGGGAACAGGACCGCGTACCAGCTGGCTAAAAACTTCACCGTCACGCAATGCCGATCGCAGTAATAAACGCTCCATTTCTGCGCGGGTAAACATGCCCGTCACATCAGGGCGGATAGACCATTCAGACCATAATCGAGACAGCTCGGAGGCAAATTCTTCATGTAGCTTGCCGTCGTGCGTCAGCGGTTGCGGCTCCACCTGAATCCCACGCGCACCGATCACCCGCTCCTCGAGTTTGTCGAGAATGCCGATCACAATGTCGTGGTTTTCATCCAACCAGCGCGCCTGCTCACGTAATGACACGCCAGCGGCAAAAACGGCGTTATCGGCTGATACGCCCGAGCGCTTTGCCTTATGCAGACGAGAAGGGTTTGCCGCTTCATAGGCATTCATCAGGTTGCGGCTTTTCGAGCGTTCAGCCGCCCACCCGGGCGATAGTGCGGCGATGCCCTTTTCTATCCAGTTCATGGCGGCTCCTAAAGAAAGTTTGCCAATTTGGGGCCGCTACCACGCCCACAGGCGACGCGATAACGCTTTTCCCAATATTCGAGCTCGTTACGCATCGCAACAGGATCATGGTTGGTGACTGCGCGTCCATTCACACCCGTAAACGAAACGGCTTTGCCATCGAGTGAATCGGCATAGGCTTGTCGCACCTTGTCGAGCATGGTTCTGATTTCGTCGCGCGTCATAGCCAGCCCCCACCACCAGAGCCACCACCATTGAGCCAACTTGACCCCGAGAGCGAGCTCGGCGCTGCCGGTGATTTGTCCTGTGGCTTGGATTTCTTTTTATTCGTCGTCACTACAACAGCCTCCCGCGCCGTGTCTTCATTAAAAATATTCGGGTTAATCTCTTGAGACTCGGCCCACGCTGGCGGCTTATCCCATGAAATGCGTTCATACCCGCGTAAAAACGCAATGGCATGGATATAACAAAACAGGTCCATCGCTTCGTTATTCCCCTTACCCGGCTTGCGCCATTTGCCATCAGCCCCGCGCTCTTCATAGGTCAGCTCGTCAAAGAACCATTCACCCAACCAGTTTGGGAAATGAATAAATCCCGCGCCCGGCACATCACGCGCCATCGCGTTACTCAACTGATCTTTGAAAATATCGGTTTGCAGCAGATAGACCGGCACGTCACCGCGTGCATCTGCACGGCGATCGCTTCGCTCAGTATTGTTGGGGTAAGTTTTGGTCACGGATTTTTGGCGGCGGGTACTGTCCCCTTTCACCAAATACACCCGCTTATGTACGCCGTCTTGACGACACCGACGCCAGAATTTATAGGCATTATCGGTTACACCGTCTTCACCACCGCTGTCTACAGCCATCGCCAACACAGGCATACGCTTGCCAGAGCCGTCAGCCAGTGCATAGGTTTTTTGCAAAACATCGGTGAGCAGCAGATCCCAATCTTCGGGAAACGCACCAGGATGCACCTGTAACGATTCGCCGTTCTCAGCACGGCGCATGGATTGTCTGATGTTGTACCGGTCTATCGTCCACCGCTCGCCGTTCTCCCCATAGCCGACGACCTGCACGACAAAGCGGCGATTTTTACCACCCTGAACGTCAACGGCCGCCATGAGAAAACGTACTTTTGGCGGAACCTGCCGCTTACCGTAATCCTCTATTCGCGCCATTAACTCATCGCTTCGGCGTTGTTCACTGGCGGCACGCGGTAAGTAAGGCAATCCCCAGTCGGTATTGATAACGGCCTTCAAAGTTTCTTCGCTGCCGGTGGCCTCGAACTCCATCTCAGCGGTCAGGAGTTTGTACACCAACTGTGCCCACGTCTGATAAGCAGCCGCGGGACCTTCCATCCAGAAAGAAGCGATGCGCGAGCGCCGAGCTTCACCGGTAATCACACCATCACGATCGATGCTCTGGCCTTCGCGCAGCCAAATCCCGCGCTGGTTAAGCTCACGCTTTTGGTGTGCAGCAATCGCTTGATGGCAATGAGGACATTCAACATGCGCCGCTTCACTGGCTTTAACCGGATCGGTTTCATCACGGTAGCCGGTCATGGACTCCATCGACGGCTGGAAATACTCGCCGCAATGTGGACAGGGCCAGTACCAGCGACGACGATCACCACGGTTATAAAGAGACAGTATGCCGGTTGTTGGCGGCGCCTCATGGGGTGACGTTCTGCGCCATTTGGTGTTGCGAATATCGCGCCCCGGTGAGCTCTCCACCAGCGTCATGCCCGACGACATAAAGGTCGTGGTACGTTTTGAGGCCAGCGTGAAGGCATCCCCCTCCCCATCTATGTCCTCGGGGAAGCGGTCATAATCGGTCAGCGCAACACACTTATAGTCTGACGATGACATGATGTTGATGGACGGCCAGCCTATCTTTAAATAGTTGCCAGCCAAAAATGTCATATCGTGAACGTTGTTGTCATTGCGTCGCGGGCTTAATCGTTCAGCCACATCAGGACTCATGCGAAACGTGCGAGAAAGACGCTTTTTCGAATGCTCGCGTGCTTTCTCCTCGGTCATTTGCACGATCAACATATCCGAGGGATCACAGATAATGTTGTACACCACCCAGCCATCGATAAGGCCAATAGTCTTACCGGTACGGGCAGGTCCCACAAACACCACCGCATCATATTCGCGTGATGCTAAACAGTTCATCGGCTCCAATACATATGGCGCAACCGACGGGTCCCACTTCACCGAGTTACCCGCGCCTTTAGGGACGCGCATATATTGTTCCACGGCACTGGCTACCGGCATGCGCCTCGGGGCCTGAATAATTCCCGCCATATTGCGGCGAGTGCTAGCAGCGGATGCCTGTGAAACCATTAATCCTCCTCGGGCATGTCCTCCTCACTTGGCGTATCTGCCTCTATGACCTTTTGCGCAATCTGATCCCGTAGGTCATCAATAATGCATTGGACGCGCTCAACGGCGACCGGCGACAAAGCGCAGTCACGTTCGAGAATGTCGGGGAGTGTTTCGAGCACCTGCACCATCGCTTTGGCCATCGCTGAAAATTCACGCGTCACCTCTTCGGCGGGGATGAGCTCATGGGTTTCTTGCTGAAACTTAAGGCGCTCACGTTCGGACTGAAACCACGCTTTACGATCGGGAGGCAACATCTTATCGACCTCGACCGTTTCGCCGGTTTTCACCAGCTCGGTGAGGATCGCAGTTAACGTATAGAGCTTGAGTTTTGCGTTACTGCCGGGTGCCGGTTCCACATTTTTCAACCGACTGGCGACCGTTTGTCGATGCATACCAGTGATTGCCGCAAGCTGATTAATATTCAGGCGGACAGATTCGAGCTCTTTATCCATGATGGTGAACACTAAATAAGCGATTCGACATCTTTGAAAATGAAATTTCAAAGAAAACAGAAAGATAAACGGATGATGATGATGCCAATAAAATGCGAAAAACTAGCCGTTTCCCGCGTGTCAGCGCCCCCTCGGTGTTTGAAATTCCAGAAAGGACCCGTAAAAAAACCGCCCGTAGGCGGTATGTTATTTGCGCATAATCTTCTCAATATCCCCCTTAGCAAAAAGTATCATTCCATCACTTTTTGCTATGTAGATATAGTGACCATCATTATCTCCATTGATATATATTTCTAATTGTGTTCCTTGATTAACCTTTGACATTACCATGGTGGCTAACGAGTTATCATCAACTTCTAGATAACGAATATCATCCTCATCTATAATTCTTCCTATCAGCGGGAATGAAGGGGTGATCAATGAAACTTTAACTTCTTTCATGCTACCTCCTATTAGTTATAACCCAAATGGTAACCGTAAGGGCTCCCTTATAAAAGGTTAGCTGAGAATGAGCAGATTACTCAGTGAATGGTCGTCATAATGCCGATTGCTGAGTCACTTCGTGATAGATACGCTCACAGGTTTTCCCGGCGCTATAAGCGCGGTCAGCCTCTTTTGCATACTCTCTTGCTGCTTCGTTTGATTCGCTGAGCAACTGGGTAAGCAATATGATGGCTTGGGACTTTGACGCGCTTGAGCTGGCAGCGCTGGAAAGCTTGCCGGTTTCACTGTCTGCGAATTGTTGCCTGAGCTGTATGAGCTGTTGCTGCAACCTGTTAGCAGAGCGCTTAGCATTAATAGCATCAGATTTAAGCTGTTCATTGTCTTTATCTGCATCTTTAGCCGCCTGATTTGCTGCCTGTTGTCTGCGTTGCTCTTCTGCTCTTTCGTCTGTCTGTCGCTGGGCTAGAGCATCAGAATCCACTTTATCGCGCTGCGCCCATTTCAACTGCCAAGATTTATCTACCTGATGGTATTTATCGCGGTAATGGTCAGCTATTCTCCCAGCGACGACCAACGCCACCAGCAACAATCCTATTGCCATCATTCGCCAACTGAAATTGATATTCATTGGTCTATATCCCAACAGGTAAGCTCCGACTCTTGCCCTCTCCGCATCGGCTGCCCCGCGCAATTATTTTCTTTAATCCGACAATCTCTACCGCCGTCGAATATCCAGCGCTTTATCTCAGCGCAAGCACCAATGCGATCACCAGCATTCAACGTCTTATAGAACGTTGAGGGAAAGCATTTAGCTGGGCCAATGTTGTATGGGCAAAAGGAAGCGATACCGGCGATGGCAGGCTCTGAGAGTGGCACTGTCACATTACGCCTAACCCACGCGATAGCTTTATCACGCTCTACCGCGTCGTAGCGTTTGCACTCGTCGTATGAAAGTTTCATTCCTCGAGTAACTGGCTTGCCTTCAATGCGCGTCAAGCCGCGGCATATCGTCCAAATGCCACGTCCATCCTGATACGCAATAGTTCGAATACCCTCTTTCTCATCCAGAAACTGATCAAGGATTTTATCTGCTGTGGCTCCACCGAGAACTAATGCAAGAACTGCAGCGCTAAGTTTGGTTTTAGTCCCCATCAATCACGCTCCAGCATTTCCAGCTCTTCATTCACCGGCGCAGCAGCTATCACCTGACGGCTTTGAATCCATTCACGTAATAAGCGCTCACGACGGCAGCGGAAATAAATCCCTGAAATAAGGCCAGCCAGAGTGCAAAAAATGCCAACAATGATGCCGACAATCATCCACTCATTAGGTGAGAAGTAATTAATCAGGCTGAATAGCCATGACGAAAGCCCACCGGCGAGCAAGGTGTTATCGGCAGCACGTGTGTACATTCTTTTCATCCTTCACCTCCACCAGCGAGGCAGGGTTAATTAGTGGAATAGCGCCCAGCCGTAAAACCACTCTCAACTAGAAAGTGTTTAGTGTATGGAAGGTTGTTAACTGGGTGCTAGATATGAAAAAGGCCACAGTAAATACTGTGGCCACTGGTGTGACTTCAAGAAACTTTATTCAGTGACGCCCCGTCGACTGTATTAAGACTTGATTGCCATACGATATGTATATACGACACGGATATAATAAATATTAAAATAATCTATACATAATATCGTCTACTTGGGTTAAGGGTTCAACGCCAACCTAAAAAACCACTGCACTCAAATTAATCGTAAGAAAAGTTAAGGGGCCGTTTGTAGCTCATTCACAATCAGTTTCCCCTAGTCGAATACGCCATTGATGATAGAGGTTACTATCGCTGTACTCAATGCAATTAATACAAGATCATCACCGACAATCCGCCACTCATAACCGGGATAACTTGGCAAATCACGTAACATATTTGCAGGTACTGTTTTTTTAGCTATCCCGGGAGGTAAAGGTTTCCCTCTGGCTAGATTTTTAGCAATACCCGGAGGCAACGACTGATACCCAGTTACCCCATAATTTACTGCTAAGTGTCTTGCGTCAGAGTAAGAAATACTTATTGCAGGTTGACCAGATTGATGCCCTTTGTTTTGGTGTCCATTATTGCCTTTATTACTGTTACCTTGACCACTATGTCCATGGTTCCCACCATTGTTACCGTGGTTTTTACCTCCGGGATCAGCAAAAGTTGATACGGAAACTAAAGATAGCGACGTTAACAGCACTACAGATATTGCAGTAATACGACGTTTTTGCATGATAGCCACTCTTGCTATGAGATGTCACAGTAAGCTACCTATTTTGAAGTCGGTAAAGCAAAGGAATTATCCTAATTAAAATAATACTCCAACTATCGGAGGCTAGTTATCTGCTAGATATGAAAAAGGCGTCTCTCTCAGAGATAGCACAAAGCAACAAAGCAAGCCACCTTCAGGCGCTTTTTTTGCACCATAAATTCACCAACTTGACAGTAATCTAACAAAGGATTGAACACCTATATGAGGTAAGTATCTATGCCTGAATTCATTAGAACATACGATCTTAATATATTTTTTCGCGAACCAAATGCAGATGGACACCCGAGCCACATTAAATCTAAACACGCATTTGTTACCGCTGCTATATTAGATTTAGCTCATAAACATAAAGACTACGAACTCCAATATAAGCCAATGATTGGGTATCCTAAATTATTGGAAGATGACAGCGAGATAGTGGGATATCACATCATAACAGGTCTGCAGTATGCCTGTGATATGCCTTTTGTTTTCTATACTATGCGAGATTTCTTGAATAATTCCACGTTCATAAGAAAAGAAATCATACAGATAACTCCCATTATTGATGATTTAGTAAAGATGCCAATAAAAAAGATACCGGAGGACAATGAAATTATTTTAGATCTCACTCTCACTAATATTGTGTCGCATCCGGCTATGTTCTAAGTTACTGCCCCATCTACGAGAGCTTGAACCCTGTATTTATTCGCAGATTAGAAGGGCCACAGGTAGATGTGCCACTAACCGTAGTAGCCACGCCCATGCCCATGGGGTTGCGTCGCTTCATCGCCGCTAATAACCGGTGTATGTTTGGCGGGCATACTGCTTTACCGGCACATCTTCTTCCTCATTAACCCTAACCAGCGTGTGTGCAGTTCGACCTGCTTCTGGCTCACTCATTGGCGACTCGGGGCCACATCATGACTGCGGCATATAGAGCGCGGGTTAACCGCGTTGGTATTTCAATTCATCACCCTCCAGATACGCAAAAACCCACACGTTGGCGGGTTGTCTGTATGTTCTTTGCTTTTCAGGTACAGCTTTGCGAAAGCATACCTGAATAATACACTTTCATTACTCGTTTTCAAGTTTTTTTTGAAAGTTAAGCGCACGTTCGGCGCGAATCTCTGCATTTATCGCATCGAAGGCTGCTGTGTTGAATAAATCAATGCACCACCTAACGCGATCCTCGCTTTGTTTCTTCGTTAAAAAAGGGGCGTACCGCTCACGCAATTTATCGCCCATATTAGTGTAGTTGCTGTCTATTCCGGTGTAGTACATCTTTCCGAAGATGTATATCGGGCTACTTATAGAAAATGCTTTTAAAATAGCCTTTTCTATAAAGTCTGCCTGCTCTTTATTATCCGCCCTCGCTAACATTGAGTTCAGCGATTTCTTTGGCCAAAGTATTTCCGCTGACTTCTTTATAAGCTCTTCACCGCAATATCCAAGCTCTCGCATCTGGGTGAAGACGCACCCAAATCGCTCCATTTGATCATCGTTCCATTCTTCCTCAACTATCCTTCCCCACATGCCACCACCGCCAGAGAGGAAATAACATGTGCTGCCGCCGAATGTATCCCCCCACACAGAAAGCAAGCTTCTAACCCATCGATTCTGTACTGGTGTCAATTTTCTACCCTTTCCCAGATATGACTTACGAGGAGCACCCGCAACAACCCTCCAAGCATTATCTAAGCTTTTTTTTCTTTGGCTTGGCGTCATTTCAGTATTCCTTCTTTTCTAAGGATGGACTGCGTACGAAAAACGCCCTCAGCGTGATATAGGCGTGCCGTTCTATTGTCAAAGATGTGCGTGCGGCGATCGATTTCATCGTGACAGCTGCTGCAGGCAAACGCAGCGAGTGAATCATCAGGCCTGATCCCTGTGCCACATTCACCAGCCAGCCGGTAATGCGCTAAAACCACAGTCTCAGAATTTCCATTACACACACCTGGTATGCGAACGTTGCACTCACGGCCTTGCGCTGCATTTTTGATAACGTGGCTTTTACGGGGTTTCTTCGCCGGTTTTAGTGCGACGTTGCGAGCCATGAGGTTAGCCATTCCCCACCTCCGACAAACGCTTATCGAGTAATTCCTGTGGGTCATACGAGGGCGTAATGTCACATTCGTGGCCAGTACTTGCGCTGGCCTTCATTCCTAATAATTTGTGCAGTAAGGCGGTAGGCAGCTGTGATTGAAGATTGCGCTTTAAGCACCATACGAAAATATCAGCTTCACTGAGCTGCCGATCATCTGGCTGGCCCATCTGTTCACTGATAGTTTTTAGCATGAAAGCGATACGGTTCTGTCGCGCTATCTCTGTGAATTGCCGTGGGGTTTCTTGGATGTTGAGTTTGTTTTTGCAGGAGCGGCATACACAGACGGAGCCGTTATCGCCAACGGGAAATGGTTCGTAGTATTTGTGCTCACACCCAAGCCACTGGCAGCGGCCAAGCCACAATACATAATGGTCTAATGATGTAGTTCCACCACACAGACCAAACGCGCGATCATTATCGTATAAGCCTTGGAAGTGGGGATTTAGCGCTTCAATTTGATTAACAGCAGGTACAATGCCAGAACTTAGGTGCTCTTGGGCCGAGTTAAGCTCAATAATGGCGTAACGCATACCATCGTTGAATTTTATTCCTCGGCCATGACAGAATGTTACTTGCTTAAGGCGGGTTTGAGTGTTTGCTGTGAGGATTGCGATCATGCTATCACCCCGCAGGATGATAGGTACTGGAAAGCACCAACCTCTATAGCGGTCAGTGCAGTAGTGCGGTATTTCGTTGTTTGCGCCATTCTAGTAGTCCAGTTTGGCGCGACAAGTTGTTAGTTGTTCAGGCTAACGACGGAATTATACATCATCAGAAACGATTTTATAGCCAGCTTCCAATAATATTTCCAAAAGCACTTCTGGCGATGCATAGCGATAGTTATCTGGAATTGGGTAAGCTGATATCAGATTACCACCTACCTCAAACGTCACATCATACCGACCACCAGCGTTCATCATCTCTTTTAATTCATCTAAATTCATATAGTTGTACTCGATAGATTTATAGACCCTCGCGGGAATCACATCCGTGTCACCTATGCGCGCACTACTTACTATGAAGGTTAAAATGGCTGCGACCAAGGATTTAGACTGGGTGATATAGTGACTTAGGCTATTTATATCGATTAACGCAGTTTTTTATGATTGATTACATAATATTACTTACTTTCAATTGGTTAGATGAACACCCACAAAGATAATAGTGATTTAGTTGACCGTGCTGGTCTGCGACTGCGATTCCAAAGGTGCGATTATTGTGGTAGGGCATTCCAATTCGATTATTAATTAACTATTATGTTTATAGGTTTAACTAACACCTAAAGGGAGTGAGCGTATGTCTATTGAGACTATGAGTTCATGGGGCCACTTTAAACTTTTCTTTGAGTTGCTATTTAAAAAAGAAGATAACCACTTTCCTCCTGAGAAGCTGCTAGAAATTCTTAGCGAAAACGGCGTGAAAGATGTAAAAGTTTTCGGCCGTGGTGGGGTTGAAGTCTCAATCGATGAGATCAAGAACTCACCACAATTTATTGAACTGACAAAATTGGCAAATGCCAGAGTTGCCCACGATATCAATTACCTTACTCAGCGCTATGATGCTGGACAGGTAAGCGAAGAAAAAGAAAAAGAAAAGGAAGAGGTAGCAAACTAGCAATGGCTGCATTTCTAATAATTCCTCTTCTAATTAGTGGTTTTATCGTTTTAACTCAACACCCGTACCATTTCTATCGACTGCATCGATACGATGGACAGTTGCTATACATGAAGGCCGCCGTATATGGTTTTTTTTGTGTATCTATCGTTGTTGGGTTAGCTATCTTATTAAAGGCCTGCACTAGTAATTTCCACCCTATCGCAGGCCTTTCAAATTGGACTGATTTTACTAAAGACGAATCTCAAAACCGCCTCTACTCATGGATGATTGCCATTTCAATCTCATCTGTCCTAATCGGTACAATATGGGGCTGGGGAGCGAAAGTTTGGTACCTTATTCGCTTCATGAAGGCATATGCGTCTGGCACTCATAAATGTAAACAAGAAGACATTTTCAATCACTTAAAACTGTCAACCTTGGCCCCACTGCTCTCGGAGCTTCCGATTGATAAAATGTTCTTTGAATCGATTTTGCATCGAAAATCGATTCTAATATCCATGAAATGTGGCAAGGTTTACGTGGGCGTTATCAGTAGAATTAGCGAACCAAATGAAACTGATGCACCAAATCAAGAAATCTCGCTAACCCCTGTAATGTCAGGATATCGAGATAAAGACACACGAAGAATACATTTTATTAATGACTATAAAATGCTTTCCAACATCGACACGACCATAAATATTCCTCGAAGTGAAGTGTCTCACACATCATGGTTTTCGATGGAAACACATAAGACTGTTGTTAGTAATGCTTTTGTCGGACCGATACAAGAGCAGCCTCAGCCAAAATAAACCTATAGCCTCAGAATTCCGAGGCTATTTTAAGAATAACTCGACCTACAATAACTAACACCCACCTTTCGCTAACTGACGCACAGCGCCACTTACCGCCTTCTTTAGCGCCTCTACTCGACGAACCTCACTACGCAGACGGCGCAACTCAAGCGCCAAGAACTCCGGCGTTGGGACTATAAGCTCCATCATATGATCTGGAATTCTGGCTGTAGTCTTGTTTACCGCAAACTCTTTTGTTTTAGCCATTTCTTTTGCAGCATCGCCAGCAGGAATAGTTTTTGGAATATTTTGTGGCTCGTTTTGTGGTTGCACCGCTTCGCCCTCTTTGACCATGTGGTAGTAATTTTTCCCGTTGCGCGTCACCAGCGTGATACGACCGGCTTTTTTGTCATTCGCCAACATAGAGCCAATCATGCGACCCTCAATTTTAGTCCGCTGTCCCAGCTCGGCGGCGGTCATATCACCGTGCTCAGCAAGCAGTTCGCGCAGCAGGCCCACTGTCGGTTTTATTGCACTGCTCGGCATCTTTGTTGCCTTAATTTCTGGTTTAGCTGGATTTTGGTGCGCTTTTACCATGTTTTGTAGCTGTTTGACTGAATTCCGTTGCACACGCTTTCCCCCTGATTCCGCATATAGGCCATTCACGCAAATCAGCTCATTGTGCTCTACGGCATCAGAAAGAAACGCGATCATGTCTTTTGGCGCTACGCCAAGAAGTGCCGCCAGATCACCACAGGTTGATGCACCGTATTGCTCGATTTGTGATACTACCGTTTTCAGTGTTAATGCCATTTTTAGCCTCCCCTCAGAAATATTTAATCTTGGCGCCGCACGCCGCATTTTTGTCTAAAGCCCAGTTAACCGTGTCCTGATCACCTGACTCCGCTATGAGCTGAGATATGGCCGTTTGGGCGCGGTTGTAGAGTCTTTTCTCAATCAGCTCGGCTATCTTTTGCTTTTTCGCGTCTACGTTCGGAAGCACAGTCGCCTTTACCGGAGGTGTGTATTTTTTTACTGGCGATTTTGTTTTTCTGAATTGCCTTGCCTCTGGTACCGAGTAGCGATATCTCGTTCTGCACCCAGTTTTAATTAGACAGCCCAAGCTATTTAGAAAATCTAATTCCCTTCTCACTGATGTGTTTGACAGGCCGAGCGTCTTGGCAATATCGCTAAATTTTGACTTTGGATTATTTTCCAGAAAAACAATAACCTCTCTAATTCCAGACATTTTTTAAGTCCTAAACCCTTTGGGTTTTCCTGAGTAATCTTGGTTTTGTAGGTCGATATTCACTTTCGCTGGCTCGGCGATCTTTTGCGGCTTGCCGTTGCGCCGCCATGCCCTCGCCTGGTCGAAATATCCCTCGAAGTTCTCTTGGCTGAATATCGTCTTGGGGCGCAAGTAGAAACTCATGTTGTCCTGCCCAGCCCACTCGTTGGCGATGTAATCGACCACAAGCATGAGATCGTCAGCAACGTATTCGCCCTGTAGCACGCCGGAAATAAAACCTCGCGTCGTTGCCCCATCCCGAAATTCTGAGTTGGTCACTCGGTTGAAGTGATTTAACACCCGCAAAACTGGATCAGATTCGTCGTCGTGTGGTTCGTCGGGCAGCTCGTCTGCCTGACAATAAATTTGTAAGTCTCTATCTGTGTCTAGATCTGTATAGAGAAAGGATTCGGCGACTTCGCCGTTTCCATGATTCCGCACTTCCGCCGTTTCCATTCCGCGACTTCGCCGAATGGATTCCGCATCTTCGCCGTTTCCGTTGTTATCGGATTCCGCGACTTCGCCGTTTCCATTCCGCACTTCCGCCGTTTCCAGTGCTGGCGGGAATATTTTGCTGATTAGCGCATCGCCATTAATTCTGTAGTGCTTCGTTGGAGTGCCGTTAACTTTACGAATATCGACCTGCACAATATCCGGTAAATATTTCTTTGTTATCTTCTCAATTAGTCGGCGAACCTGATCCTCACTAAGCCCGCCAACCTCTTCGCCTAATTCTTCGTGGCTCTTGTAGAACCACCCCTCTGGTTGAGTTGAATAACCCGACCAGAAGACAAGTTGATTCAATACTGCAGCCAATGCGTAGAATTGCTGATCACCAGAGAAAAAGGCCAAGTAAGGCCTAGGGAACGTAATACTGTTCCTTTGCCCTGATAACGATTGAACGACCTCAAAAATACGACTCACGCCCTTACCTCTGTGAACTTCTTAGAAAACAATCTCAATGGGAGCTGGCTTGGTGCATCAGAACCATGACGCAGATAAACCACATAGCCACCAGCCAAACCCTGAACAGTTACAGTTGCGCCACGATGATCTTTAAATCGCTGCCCTTTCCTGACCTCGATATAGCCCCGTGATGGGGTTACGCCTTTAAAGTTACGTTGCAAAGCACACCGCAGGCGCTCTTGTAAGTTGCTCATAACCACCTCACTGAGATAGAAATTACGGTTCTACATACCACTTAGGCATTCTTGGTAATCGAGCCTGCCGGATTTCGCGCTTAATACTTGGCGCCGGTGCGGCCTTGTTGTGCTTTGCATACCATTTCGCCTCACGCAATATCGCGTCAAAGCTCGCCTGTCTGTTCTTACGGCTATATTCAACAGCGTGATACGCAGCGGTTACCGCGTCAGCCTCGGCGATGCCAACACCCACCAGCAATTTTCTAATGCTGTCGTAGTGATACTTTTCGCTATTAGTCATGCCGCCACCTCATGAATGGTTATCTTGATTGAGCCTGGTGTTAACATGTCTACCAACGAAAGAATTGCCTCCTTTACCTCTTTTGTTTGAACGTTGACTGGGAGGTTCATTAGCTTGGCGTTGACGGCCTCACTGCATTCTTTGTTTGCAACAGCCGCCGCGTAAGCAGCGGAACAATCTTCGTAGGCTAGCCGCTGCCGTTCTGCATCAAGTGCAGATAAAACCGCTGGTGCCAGCTGCGTGGCCAATTTTCGGTAGTACGGCGTAACACTGCGAAATACGCGTTTGATAAACAGCGCGTTGTTTTTACGGCGGCGATCCCACTCATCGGTATCACTGACCTCCAACGATTCAAGAAGATCACCAACGTATTGCGCGCCAATCTTCTCAGTAACAGGCCACCAACCATCGTTTCTCGCCCATGCTTCCAATTGCTCAGCCACCAATTTGATTTCCATGGTTCACACCTCAACCGTTAATTTGTTTATTTTGATGTTCAACCGGCATCCCATCAGTTGGGTTCGGATAGAGATCCGGGCGAAGTTCGTGTGGGGTTACACCAGTTGCATGGAAAACTTCGAGAACTCGAGCTGAAGGTACAATCCCGTTGTATTTATTTTTCCACTTACCAACTGATTGCTCCGTTATGTTCAGTTTTGCCGCAAAAAGACGCGCATTACCTACGGATTCAATGGCGCGCTGAAGTGCATTCTTAGTCATTATTAAGCCTCTGTGCTAGTTGATGACCACGATTAAGCCACAAGCTTAGTATTAGATCAAGCCTGTGCGTTATTTTTATTTCTAAACCTTTGGTTTATACTTTTGATATGAATAAAGAAATAGATAACAAAACCCCACCACTAGCGGGGCGCTTGTATCAACTGATGGAGAAGTCAGGGGTTAACAAGTCGGGGCTCGCCCGCATTTGCGGTGTAACTCCGCAATCAGCCGGCAAGTGGTTTAAGAGTGGTAGCATCAGCAAAGATTCAGCTATGAAGATAGCCGATGCTTTTGGCGTGTCGTTATCTTGGCTGTTGGGTGATGATCCAGAGATGGATAGTCTTCCCGATGACTTCAACTTCACACCTGAAATGCTGGACGATAAACAGCGCCACCTATTAAAACTCTTTAGCCGATTGCCTGAGAGTGAAAAGGATACTGTTATAAACATGCTTACAGGGATGGTTGAAAATTACGATAAGCTATTCAAAGAATTGATAAAATCTAGAAACATCGAAGAAATAATGAAGGTAAAAAAAGGAGATTAACTCCTACCCATCCAGTAAAAACCGGCGCTTGCCGGTTTTTTTTCGCCTAAATTTCATGAGATTAAGCCATAAGCTTAAATTTATTACGCCATAGACTTGCCATAATATTAAGCTTATGGCTTAATCACTCCATCGAAGCGAAACATTGCGCGACAAGTTACAGTTCTGACGGCGTGAAAGAACGCGATAAGGGGAATTTCATGAGCAAGCAGCAAATCACAGATCTACTGATAAGCGACTATGGCATTTCTTGGGAAGCTGCTTATCACTACGCAAATACAGCCGAGTGGGATTGGGTTTTGGCTGGGATTTATATCCGTGAAGACATCAAAAACGGGAATCTTTATTACTGATATTTTTAAGACGGTTCGGAAAGACGAGCACACAACGTAAAGAGCGCTATCTGTGATTAAGGATTCAGAGCCGTTAGGTGTCATTCCCCAACCGATAGCTGTTAGAAGCATCATTTAGCGCTCTTTACGTTGTGGTGAATCCGCAGACCAATGCGGCGGTAAGTTTAGCGAGGCCTTACTTTCCTTGCCTCTGTCAACACCGGTTGTCTGGCTGACTAAACGCCTAATGACAAATAGCCGAAAGGCCACCACAGCATCATCCATGTAGTGTTTGGGCGGTATCGGCCCCTTTTAACCGATGCATTAGCGAAAACTGATACCGCCATTTTTTTGAATAGAAATTTATTACGGCATTTTGCCGTGGGATTTCTGCAACCAAAATTCAGGAGTTCGAAAATGAAATTAAATCCAATACAGCACCGAATGATGATTAATCGGGGGTTGGCTTACGTCGCATTCAAATGCCAAAAAGCTGGGCATAAATGGGCTTCTGCTATGTCTGCAATGCGCTGCGCGTTCTCTGATTTAACCACGCCTCGCCTAGTTAAAGCCTCTGGCCTTGAGCGCTCTGAGGGCTGGTCCTCTTTCAGCATTGACGATGCCGATATGAATTTCCGCATGTATGGCGATGAAACAATTATTGATGGCGATAAGAAGGAAGCCACCAGCGTTATTAGCCTCGAATTCGGATGTTCGGTAATCAACAACCATTAATTTTGTTGGCTTTGTTCAAAAGCCAATTGATATGCGCCTTGGCTAATTTAATTAACCATCAATCGCCGTCGGACGCGTTTAGTACAGGGCGCATTTCAATTACTAAGGAGATAAAAAGCATGACCATATATTTTAATTTATTGAGCGCTAAAAAAAGCTCTGACGCAAAAGATGCCGTTGTTTTAGTTGATGTTGAAACGGCTAAAGAATGCCCTTTCGCTATTTCTTTTTTAGCTAAGCAAAACGGCATCGACCTGTCTAATTATTTCAAACCAGTTACTACTGATACGCCAATTGTTGATGATCTGCCGGAAGAAAATGAATTCAGTACAGAGTGGTGTGAAAAGTACGAACTCGCTGACGATAAAAAAACATGGCGTTTGATCGCCCCGCCAGAAGTCGAAACCAAGATTGATGACGAACTAATTAAAGTATCAGCAAAACCTTTAGATTTTCGTTTCACGGCTCTGTGGCTACATGGAGATGAAGCAGAAACAATCACTCGCGAACAGATGAGTGCTGTTGTCGCGATGATCATGGACACCGACGATAACTTTTATCAAAACATCTTATTGTCTGTTCGTAGTGAGCAATACGCCAAAGATGCCACTCTCACGCAACTCGGCGCATTAGTGAAAGCAACTAAAGAGGTTTTCGCATATACAGATCGCCCCGCCCAGCTCGGCACCATCTCAAATTTCTTTAAGCAATATTGTTCCTGTGCTGTTTCAGAAGCCAGTGAAGATGCGCTGGCCAACATCGTTAAGTTGTATCGCGATAAACAAACCACACCAGTAATGCCGGAAACAAAGGCACAGACGACTAGCACAGGTGCAACACTGGGCACCCCGATCCGTTTGTCAGATGATGTACTGCACTCCCCCGTATTTCTGAAAAAGGTTATCGCCTACGCCATGCAGCCGGCTAACGGCTATGACTTACTGGCACCGCCAAAGGGCATTGTCGATCGCGCCGCTGAGCTAATGAAAGATAAAGACGTTATTGATTGGTATAACGCGCTTTCAGAAACACCAGGCATTTTAGCCCTTCACCCTGATTTTACTTTTGCATGCATCCAAGCTGCGCCGATCGCTATCACCAGCGATAAGAAAAAACTACGCGAGTACATCAGCCATAACCTTGGTGTGATTCAGCCAGTACCAGTTAAAACCGAAGAAACCGCCTCAAATGAAGGGGCAAAACCGGAAGTGGTCACCGGTGAACTAGTGAATCTCGGGGGCAGTAAATTTGATGTGAGCCAGATTTTTGAGAATAACCCACCAGCAATAAATGATGCACATTTGGGGGAGAACGCGGATCTGTCAACCAAACATTTGGGGGAAAGCGAAGATTTGTCAACCAATGTGGCTTTATCTCCGCGCGCCCTGCAAATCAAGGTAGCGCTGCAAAGCGTAATTAATGGCGAGACTGATTTGGATTCCGCAGAAGCCATTGCAACCACATTAGAAAGCGAAAATGTTGATCCGGCCTACCTTCTGGAGTGGCTGCCTAATGAAATCGAATTGGCCGAGCTGGGCGATGAGTTAGAAGACTGCACGGTAGGCAGCCTCATGATGGATTTATTCGATATCGCACCCAAATTCATTACTGACTCATCCGAGCGAGTCCAGTTCTTTACCAACCAAATTGCACTCTATAAAAAAGAGTGGGCAGAAATCGAAGCAGAAAAGGTCAGTAAAGAAAAACCAGCCAAGCCCAAAAAGCCAACCATTGAAGAGCTGCAGGTCGAGATTCAAGCACTGAAAACCCACCAGCAATTATTTAGTAATTTTGTTAGCGCAGGCGTGAAATTCCTTATGGCTTGCGAGGGGGATAAATGATGCTTACTCCTACCCCACTGGCGCCTAGTGCGCCAGAAACTGAGTGCCACTGCTATTGGTGCGGTAAATCGAAAGAAGCCGCAGCGATGATCGGGAAGCTGATCAAAGTCGGTCAGCACCAACAATATCAAAAGTTCTGTGATGATCATTGCCACGCCGAATGGAAATTATACTGCGCGCCAAAAGTGCAAGTTTCACGCACACCAGCACGTCGCTATTCATCATGGGAACTTCGCTGAACAGTTGGATCTGATTCTTGAAAATCAATTTACAGATAGGTGATTCGATATAGTTCGTGGGGTGCCTATGGCGCAGGTTGTCTTTATCGAGGAATGGATGGTAGAGGATGGGCTCAGAGCTAAAACGGGCCTAGGAGACCGCCAGATTGAACAGTACCGGCAAGGATGCTGGATTGAAGGGATTCACTTTAAGCGCGTATCGCCCAGTGGGGATAAAACAAAACGCGGGATCATTTGGTACAACTACCCAATGATAAACCAAATTATTAGAGAGGCATAAAATGGCAACGTTACCGACCGGCGTGGAAATCAGAGGCAACAGCATCTGCATCTGGTTTATCTTCCGCGGTAAGCGTTGCCGTGAAATCCTTAAAGGATGGGCTAATACACCAGCAAACATCAAAAAGGCCGGAAACCTCCGGTCTATGATTGTCAGTGAAATAAATCTTGGCGAATTCAGCTATCACAATCGCTTTCCAACATCAAAAAATGCATCGAAATATGATGCTGAAAAATGGGTTTCAAGCTTTTTCGAACTCACTGAGCAGTGGCTAAAAACCAAATCCGTAGAAGTCAGCCCCGGTACTTTTGTCAGTATAAAATCTCAAATTTCTGTTTTGAATCGAGTCGTCGGCGAACACACCATGGTTGAATCGATCACTCACAACAGCATTCTGGCATATCGGCATGAACTTCTTCACGGTGCTACTTTCTATAGCCATCGTCCAAATAAGATTGGCCGCAGTGTCCGTACCGTGGAAACATACGTATCACTACTCTGCCGCATAATGAAATTCGCTCATCGTTCAGGATTTATCACAAGTAAGCCTTTCGAAGAAATAACAAAACTAAAATCAACAAAGGCAAAACCAGACCCATTATTGAAGAGTGAGTACTCAGCACTGCTCGCCGCCATGCGTGGCCAGACAAAAAACCTTTTTCAGCTCGCTTTCTATTCAGGGATGCGCCACGGCGAACTCAGCGCATTGGCATGGGAAGATATAGATCTTGATACTGGGATTATTCATGTTTCGAGAAATTTAAATAAGCTCGGTATTTTTGGCCCACCAAAAACGCGGGCTGGCAACCGAGTAATAACATTATTGGCTCCTGCACTTGAGGCGCTTAAGGCACAGAGAGAACTTACCGAATTGCAGCCACGGACAGATATCACGTTTCAGCATCGCGAATATAGGAAAACTGAGCAGCAGCACGTACGTTTTGTTTTTCAACCGCGAGAAGTAAACAACGAGAAAAAACCACATTACTGCTCATCGACGATCGCAACGTTATGGAATACAGCCATCAAGCGATCTAAGGTTCGCCGGCGAACACCGTATCACACAAGGCACACATACGCATGCTGGCTGCTATCTGCTGGTGCTAATCCGGCATTTATCGCGAGCCAAATGGGGCACGAAAACTCGAAAATGGTTTTTGAGGTTTACGGTACTTGGATTGAAGAAATGAACTACGAACAGGTGAAGATTCTGAACACAAAACTTGCTATTTAA